CACAGATCATGCGCATGTTATGCGCCAGATCCGTGGTGAAACTTCGGCTAGAGTCCTCACTTGGTCTCAAGGGGCCCGTTGGGGTACCCCTATGGAGATCGGAGGAGACTATCCAAGTTATGACATCTCGGTTGAATCACGTATTTCATACGTGCTGAAGTCGAGAAGTCACGGCGGAAACCCTTTTGGTCCGAATGCTGATCTAGGAGCTTTAACAAGCCACCAGCTCGGCATTCTCGCTGCTCTTGGCTATGCCAGGAGTTAGGTTTCAAACCACCCTGTTCCTGCAGGAGAATCGACGTGTTCGCCGATCCACAAACAGTTACGTACGCCACTGTCGCTAAGACTCTTCCCGCTACGGGAAGGTCCAGCGATACATCCGAATACCAAGTTCGCGAGACTGACGGTACGGTGTATAACCTTACCCTCACTCACGCGTTCAAGGCTCGGAATCGTGTCGTTGCGCGTCTCAAGCGTTCGTCAATCGTCGGTGATCCGCTGGTTACTGGCCAGAGTATTCTGGTTAGTGCCACGGCCACCATCACGATCGATGCGCCTCAGACTGGCCTTTCGATCGCCGACGCCCAGAACCTTGGTAAGGCTCTGGTCGCTTGGGGGACCGATGCCAATCTCTTGAAGCTCTTGAACGGGGAAACCTGATCAAGAACGAGTCGGCTACGTTAGCAGTGAGTGGAATACCGGCGAACCCCTAGGAGGGGATACCATTGGTACCCACTAACAGCCTAGTAGACCTCCTCGCAGACCTCTTACTGGATAGTGAGAGGTGGAGTTGTGCCCCTGTCAAACGCGATGTTTTAACATTGCGTCGACGTGTCGAACACGAGAGTGAGAGTTTTATTACTCTTACTCTTCCGAAATTTTGCAAGGACTTCGAAAGAAGCCTTGCAGAAGGTCGGGTGGCTCCTGGCTATTTCCTTTCTTTTAGAAAGGAAAAGTCAGGAATTCCCTCATTTCTGAGGGGATTCCTGCGCCGCGTGTTTGACAAGGATGGCGTTCTATTGGACGCACCCTCAATCGATTGCATTCGAGCCGTCAGGCAAATTTGCCTGTTCGGTAAGAAAGTCCAACGACCTTGCAGTGATGCGAGGAACGTTGGCGCGATTGAAAGGTATGCCCAATGCGATGCCGAAATTGTGGAC